CGGTACTCGCCGTGTCATCTACGATATGCTCCGCGCCGCAGCCGTCGGGGCCGCAGTCTACGCTGTCCAGGAGAGCCTCTAGAAGATCCCTAGGAAGGGCGTGCGCACCTTAGCCTTCGCTCTCCTCTTCGTCTTCCTCTTCGTCTTCGTCTTCGTCTTCGTCTTCGTCTTCGTCTTCGTCTTCGTCTTCGTCTTCGTCTTCGTCTTGGCTCTCGTCTTGGCCTTGGCCTTGGCTCTCGTCTTGGCTCTCGTCTTGGCTCTCGTCTTGGCCTTGGCCTTGGCTCTCGTCTTGGCCTTGGCCTTGGCCTTGGCCTTGGCCTTGGCCTTGTCGCCAGGCGTGTACCTGAGGAAGTACGTGTCGTACTCTGCCCCCTTGTTGTGCCGGAGCCGCGCAAACGCCTCCCCCTTCTCGCGGAGGATGTCTTCGAGTCGTTCCTGGCGGCCGAAGCACTTGGTGTCGAACCGCTTGAGCAGGCCTTTCTGGCTCAGCCGCGCCCCTGCCTGGATGGTGAAGAGGCTCTCGCACATGCAAAGGATGCGGTCGGCGTCGTAATGTGGTTGGTTGCTGTAGATGAACGCGAGGTAGAAGCTGAGCATGGTGTCGATCGTGGCCACCTTGTACTTCTTGCCCTTGCTGGCGATGACGTTGTAGCCGTGGCACGCCAGCGGGCTGTACACGAACGCTGCGGCCTTGCCCGCCACCTCAACACCGTAGTGCGGCGCGATGATGCCGGGCACTCCGTCGTGGGTGGTCACCTTGGCGCTCTTGAAGCCGTGCTTCGCGAGTGCAAGAACTGCCGATTCCGCCGCGGCCTGGGGGTTGTTCGCGAGGACGTCGATGTGGGGCACGCCGCCGCTGTCCCGGGCCGTCTTCGGAGAGACCCCGGCCTGCTGCTTGTACATGTCCATCGCTAGCGCCCCGAAGAACACCAGACCCTGCGCCGCGAACTCGTCGCGCAGGCGGTCGAACAGGGCGCGGCCTTGCGATGGACTCCGACCGAGCAGATTGCCGTCGCCCTCGAACGCCGCGCAGTTCTTCCCCCGGATCGGGAAATGCTTGTTAAGGAGAGCGAGCCGCGTTAGCACCTTCTCCCAGCGGGACGTGTCGCCCCACGGCCGCGACAGCTCGAGGTACATCGACATCCGCAGAAAGTCTGGTGGGCAGTACGAGATGCCGTCGATCTTGACGCTGTTCGCCCGCAGCGCCTCAAAGATGCCACTGTCGAGCTGCGTGACGTCGGCCACCGCCATAAACCTCACCTTCACCTTGTACGTCCCGACGTGCATCCCCGCCTGCGCCACCACCTCTCCGTAGCCCTTGGCCGCAAAGATGTCCGCCAGATCCTTCGCATCCTCGAGGGCGTTCGGTGAGAAGAAGTCGTAGTCCGGCAGCTCCGAGGTGCTCTTGTAGAAGCGGTCCCGCGGCGGCAGAAGGTTGTTGATGGCCGTTCCACCGTAGCACACAAGGCCCTTGTCGCGGATGAACTCCTCAACTGTGCGGACAATGTCCTTGACGACAGGGTCCTGCACCAGCCGCTCACCCTGCTTCTTCTCGAGGCTCTGCGCCGCGAGCCGCAGCACGGCCATCTCGCACTCCTCGAACGTGTCTTTCGGTGAACAGGGCGCCATCGCGGTACTGCGATGGCGTTAGATTTTAGCCGTGAAGTACGGCTTCGAGACGGTCCGCGACGCAAAGGAGTAGGCTGGGTTCTGCGCGGGCGGGCGGGGTACAGTGACAATGACCGCCCGCAGCGGCTCGGGTTTCAGCACGAACGCGCTGCCCGCCTCGTTGAACAGCGCCAGGGCGTACTCCATGTTAACGTCTGCCGTCGAGTAGTCCATGAACATAAACTGACACCCGTACTGGTAGGCGAGGCTGGCCGCCATGCTGCGGTCCTCGCCCGGCCCAGGGACGACGACCGACATGTTGCGCTTGTTGAACTCGGTCAACTCAGCAAAGTCGTGCGTGTACATCACGTCGTAGTGAGAAAGCTTCCTGAGGAACACGCCCGATGTTGACCCGTTGACCAGCGCGTTGAAGTCAGGGCTCGTCTTGGTCGGACCGCTGTAGAGGACGACCACTTTGCCCATCAAGTCCTTCAGCGGCACAGTGCCGATGTTCTTCCCCCCGTACTCGTTGCCATACTCCGACCCGAGCAGCCTACTACCGAAGGCGTCCTTGATGGCCGATGCCATGGCGGGGTACACTGAGGCCCGCGCGGTGTGCATCCGCAAGTTGATGATCAGCGGGTCGCCCGCGTTCTGGCATCGCCCCCCCTGGAACGCGTACTGGCCCGCGACATTCATCGCCTGCGCAAACTCGACAGAGTTGAGCGATGCCTTCGAGCTCATGCTCGCGTCGCGCGACGTCGCGATCGCCGGGCTCCCGTCGATGGTGAACACCTCGAAGTCGAGGCAGCGCGCGCCATGCGCGATGACGTCTTTCAGCGGTCGCAGGCCAACGTAGTTGTACAGCCCGCCGTTCGAGGAGCAGCACGAGTCCAACGAGCTCGCCACCATGAAATCGCGCAGCAGGTAGTCCTTCGACTGGCCAGGCGTTACGGTACCCAGCTTGTTCGGGAACGCTGCGAGTGCGCTGTCCATCGTGCGCTGGTTGCGCTGCTTCGCGGTGAAGACCCAAATCAGGTGGGCGACGAGCCACACCAGAACCAACGCCGTCATCGCCGCGACAGCCATCCGCTCGCGGTCTCCCATACCCTTCGCGAACCTGCACGCCAGCGACATGAGATAGCCTACTGGGAGAAAAGAGTTAGAGCCCTCTACCCAGCGCGAGAAACAGACGATGGCCGGCGGCACAATGAATCTGGTCGCCAGCGCGACAGGCGAGAAGATGCTAACGGGGAATCCGAGCAAGTCGTTCTTCAAGACGACGTACTCAAAGTACACCGAGTTCGGAATGCAGATGTTCAGGCTCGACTACCGGGGCGAGCGGGAGCTCAGCGAGACCACGCCCACTGTCATGGCGTTCAAAGTGCCGCGCAACGCCGACCTGTTGTCCGAGAGCTACTTTGTGATCACGCTGCCCGACATCTACAGCGACTACGCCTGTACTGCGGCGTGCTCGGCCGACGCCACGCCCGATGAACGCCAAGACTACCAGTTCGCCTGGACGGCAGAGCTCGGCAACACGATGCTGAGCGACGTGTCCATCTACATCGGCGGTTCGCTGATCCAGTCCTACTCGGGCGAGTGGCTCACGATACTCGAGGCGTTGTCCAAGCGTGGCAGCGACTCCGATATGCTCAACGAGATGATCGGCAACATCACAGCGATGACGGCACCGTCGTACAATAACTGCGGCGTGTACCCGACTGTGCCACCGCTGTGCCCCCCAGCCGACTGCTTGGCCGCGGCGAGGTGTCCCGGCCAATACCCGTCGATCCGTGGGCGGACGCTCTACGTCCCGCTAGGTGCATGGTTCAGTGAGGAAGCCTCCCAGGCGCTGCCGCTGATAGCGCTGCAGTACCACGAGGTCGAAATCCGCGTGACGCTGCGACCGTTCGAGGAGCTGTACACGATTGCGTCGTGGCCAGGGCCTAAGGTGTACGAGCTGACTGTCGTCTTCGCGCTGACTGTCGACGCGGCGGAAGCGGTCTCCACAAGCGACTTCCCTGATTTGGCGGAATGGGCGAGTACCGCGGCCGCCGCTAAGCTCACCGCGGTCAAGACCGCGCTGGGTACCGCGCTGGCAGCCAGCTGCCCAGTTACCGACTGGAAGTGTGAAGCACCCACGCAGCAGTCCATCACTGACAGGCTGGCCGAAGCGCACGCCGATGGCTGGCTGGCCACCGGAGGCGGAGTCCGCATCGCACTGCCGGCCACTATTCGCGCCACGGTGGCCGCCGACTGCTGCGCAACCGTCACGGCCGAGGCACTACAGACCCGGGCAGACACGGTGTTCAACGCCCAAGGCCCATGTACCTACGATCCTGCTCCTCAGTGGGGAGCCGCCTCACTCGCGCCGGCGCACAACCACAGCGCAGACGGGGGTGGCGTGCTGCTCGGCGTGCCTGGCTGCCCCGCCAGCGCCCCGCTCGAGATCAACCGCTCGACGTGCCCGCAGTGCCGCACCCAGGAGTGGCTCAGCCCCCAGACGCACCCAGCACCGCCCGGCCTCGCGCACTTCCTCAAGGGCGGCTCTCTCGCGAACTGGTGCCCGGACGCCCACATCCTCGCCCGCTACGTCTTCCTCGGGCAGGACGAACGTGAGATCTTTGCCCGCACGCCGCAGCGCTACCTGATACCCGTGCCTACCAGCGAGGACTTCTTCTCAGTGCCGCCCAACGGCCGCGTCGACCTGGCGCACAACGGCGTGGTGGCGAACTACACGTGGCGCTTCCGGCGCTCGGACGCTTGGAAGCGGAACGAGTGGGTGAACTTCACAAACCTGGCGTATACTGGTGTTCCCAACGTGCCGTACAGACCGCCGCGTGCCGTGGTCTCGTGTACGGGGCAACCGGCACCGTCATTCCCGCGGGCACAGAGCAGCTACCCTGGGTTCAACTTCTGGGGCATCCCTCCAGACCAGGCGATCTACTACGCGAGCAACACCGAGGAGGTCATGCTCTCGGCCGCCATCATCGTCGATGGGGAGTACCGAGAGAACCCGTTCCCGGCGGGCGTGTGGCGCTATGCGACGCTACACGGTGCGACATACGGCGGTGTAGTGACCCCGGGAATATACTACTCGACGCACGCACTCGACGACAGCGTCGGCGCCCAGCCGTCGGGCGCGCTCTCGCTAACGCCCTTCA